CGTCATCTTCGTATTTGGTAGTTAAACGAAATGCGCCAAATCCACCGCCAACCGCTTCTTCAAACGCATTGTCATACGCCTCATCAGCAACGGAACGCTGTTCAGTCGCTGAATATTACAAGGTCGAAGAGAAGAAAGAGACGCTGGTTGTCTTTGAAGGCATTCAGGGCGATGAGCGAAGCGAACTGCTAGTCGATCTAGAAGACCCGGAAAACGATGTATCCAAAATACTGAATGCGACAGGCTACAAAGAAGTTCGCCGCCGTAAGCTGCGTAAGCGTTATGTCCACAAGTGGATTATGTCCGGTGGCGGCATACTGGAAGATTGTGGCCGTATTGCCGGTCGCTGTATTCCGATTGTGCCTATTTACGGTAAACGCTGGTTTGTTGACGGCTTAGAGCGCTGGATGGGTCACGTTCGATTGGCCAAAGACGCACAACGGTTAATGAATATGCAGCGCTCACAATTAGCTGCTTTAAGTATAACGGCGAGTAAAGAGAAGCCTATTTTCACCCCCGAACAAGTGGCCGGCCACACGCCTATGTGGGAAAACTCTAACGTGGAGGACTACCCCTACTTGCTTGTTAACCCAATGACCGATGGGAATGGCCAGCAGATTCCAGCCGGCCCTATTGCCTACACCAAGTCGCCCGATTTACCCCCGGTGATGGCGGCGTTATTACAAATCACTGAGCAAGACCTGCAAGATTTACTGGGTAATCAGCAAGCCGGTGAAGAAATGCAGCCGAACATGAGTGGTAAAGCGATTGAATTAATCCAAAACAGATTGGACATGCAATCGTTTATCTACATGTCCAACTTTGCCAAGGGGATGAAACGCGGGGGTGAAATCTGGCTCTCCATGAACAAAGACATCATGGTTGAGAAACGCAAAGTGAAGGGGATTAATTCACAGGGCGAATCTCGCTCGATTGAATTGATGAAAGCTGGAATGAGTAAAGGTGGCGCAGCTGAGGTTCAGAATGACTTCAGCAAGGCCAATTACGATGTAGTAACGCAAGTCGGGCCATCGAGTGTCAGCAAGCGCGCGGCAACGGTCAGAGCCTTAACCGGCATGATCAGCATTACCGATGATCCTGAGACTAAGAAAGTCCTAGGAGCCATGGTCATGATGAACATGGAAGGCGAGGGTATTTCTGATGCCCGTAAATATTTCCGACAACAACTGGTGAGAATGGGTGTTGTTGAGCCGAGCGACGAAGAGAAAGAGCAATTGGCACAAGAACAAGCAAACGCCAAGCCAGATGCCAATACGATCTACCTGGAGAAGGCGGCAGAAGAGGCTGAGGCAGGCGCTAAATTGAACAACGCCAAAACCATTCTGACTATTCGACAGGCTGAAGAGTCCGAGGCGAAAGCTGAGAACTACCGAGCTGATGCAGCCAAGAGTATTAGTGATATAGACGTGCAGGAAGTAAATGCAGCGATTGCTGTCGTGCAGGGTCTAGCCGGTGATGACAAGCCAACCACTCAGGCTTAATGAGTGCGACAAAGCGGAGAAAACTATGCCAATCACTGAAATCATTCAGTCCGAAGAAGAGGTTCTAGATGAGGTCGATCACGAAGAATTAGAACAAGAGCAAGACGATCAGGACGACGAGGTTATTGATACGGAAACGGAAGCTGGTGATATTGAGGCCGACGAAGAAGCCGATACTGAAGAAGCGTTGGTTATCTCGATTGATGGTGAAGAAGCCACTGTTGATGACGAAGCCAAAGCAGCCCCACAATGGGTGAAAGAATTACGCAAGAGCAGCCGCGAGAAAGATAAACGTATCCGTGATTTGGAGTTACAGCTCAAGAAGAGCAGCGTAGAGACTCCACACATCGAACCGTTGGGGAAGAAGCCTTCGTTAGAGGAATTCGATTACGATGCTGATCGATACGAGGCCGCATTATCCGGGTATTTCGAGCGTAAACGCAAGATAGACGATGCTCAAGAAAATGCCCGCAGAGCGCAAGAACAGCAACAGCAGGCATGGCAGCAAAAACTCGACAGTTACAACGAGTCCAAGCAAAAGCTGAAGGCAAAACTGCCGGATTTCGACGAAGCGGAAACCGCTGTACTGGATCGGTTCGACCATACCCAACAAGGTATTATTTTACAGGGTGCCAAGAATCCCGATCTGGTTATTTATGTGATTGGCAGTAATCCTACCCGCGTGGCCGAGTTTGAAAAGATCAAAGACCCGATTCAGTTTGCTTTTGCCGTCGCGCAATTGGAGACCAAAGTGAAAACAGAGAACCGTAAAAACGCTCCTCCTCCCCCTGAATCACGCCCCAAGAGCGATGGTGGTGCGGCTCCCAGTGGTAAAGATCACAAATTAGAACGCTTGATGGCCGAGGCTGAAAAGACGGGAGACCGAACGAAGGTGGTGGCGTATCGTCGTAGTTTGAGAAAGTAGCAAATAACTAAAAGTTGTGTATACTTCCACTCATATGGTCTCGCCAGCCTAATGGCAGTGTAAAAGAAAGGCCCGCCATCCTGCCCCTGAATGGATGAGTTGAACGCGTAGTGATACGTCTTTTTCTCATTCTTTAGGGGTTATGCAATGTCCAACTCATTCAGCAAAATTGAACAAGTTGCTTTCGATCAAATGCTCGAAGGCTTCGAAGATGCGCTCGTTCTTTCTAAGAATGTTGCCAAATACAGCACCGATCAAACCACGATGGAGCGCGCCAACGATATTATCTGGCGTCCGCAACCCTATATTGCGCAAACCTTCGACGGTATGGATCAAACGCCAAACTTCCAAGGCGCTACTCAACTTTCGGTTCCTGCCACTATCGGGTTTTCAAAGTCTGCTCCGTGGATTATGACATCCAAAGAGTTGCGCGATGCGTTGCAGGAAAATCGCTTGCTCGATGCAGCTAAACAAAAACTGGCCTCTGATATCAACGTAGCAGTCATGAACGTTGCGGCTCGTCAGGGTACTTTGTTCGTTAAGCGCACCGCAGCGGCTTCGGGTTTTGACGATGTGGCACAGATGGAAGCGATCTTTAACGAGCAAGGCGTTCAGCAAGGCAATCGTTACGGTGCTGTGAGTACGCGTGACTACAACAGCATGGCGAGTAACTTAGCGGGGCGTCAGACTGTCGCCGGTAAAGTTGAAACCGCTTACGAACAAGCTTATATCGGTCGTGTGGCGAGTTTTGAATTGTTCAAGCTTGATTATGCGACACGCCAAACTGCTGCGGCGGGTGGTGCAGGCTTGACGGTCAATACATTGGTAGCCGGTGCTCAATACTACACACCACGCGCGACCTCGACAGCCGTTACCGGTGAAACTAGCAACGTTGACAACCGCTATCAGCAAATAACCATCTCCAGCACCACGAACGTAGCCGCAGGCGATGCGGTTACGATTGCTGGCGACAACGCAGTACACCACATCACCAAGGGTGACACTGGTCAGCTGAAAACCTATCGTGTTATCTCGGTAGATTCAGCCACTACTATGACCATCAGCCCTCCGCGTATTACTGCGCAAGGCGGCACCGATGCAGAACTGCAATACCAAAACGTCGTGGTAAATACTCCCTCTGCGACCGCTGCGATTGTGTTCTTGAACACTGTAACCAACTTCGTCAACCCGTTCTGGCACAAAGACGCTATCGAAATTCTCCCGGGTCGTTATGCAGTACCAGAGAATTCTGGCGTAGCAGTCATGCGCGGTACAACGGATCAGGGTATTGAGCTGGTGATTACCAAGTTCTTCGACATCAATACCTTTAAGTACAAATTCCGCGGCGATACGCTGTTTGGTGTCGTTAATAAACAGCCCGAAATGACAGGCGTGGAAATGTTTTCGCAGACCTGATCGAACTGGGGGCTTCGGCCCCTTCGTTTGGTTAACAGTTACGGTAAAATTTACGGAGTTCGATCATGTCAAACGTTATCTATCCATGGGGTCAATACCCTACCAATATCCAAGTTCCTGCGGGGGGCAGTATTGCTATTTCCACCCGTGATGAAGTCGATGTCTTTATTACCGCAGGTTATCATAACCTTCCACCCAGTCGC